AGAAGAAGGTCACGATTATCAAGAAAATCTAGATTTAGAATCTGTTATCAGAGAGCTTGAAGAAGAGTTAGAAGAGGAAGGTTTTGAAGTCGAGGAAGGTGCTCACGAAGGTGCTCACGAAGATGACGAAGAAGAAGATGATGACGAGAAAGAAGAGTCCGTCAAAATTGCTTCTAAGAAAATCACCAAAGAAGATATAGATGTGTCTCAAGACATTGATGCAATCTTCAATTCAGAAGACGAACTTACTGAAGACTTTAAAACTAAGGCAACAGTTATATTTGAGACTGCTGTAATCTCTAAGGTCAATGAAGTTCTTGCAAAAATAAGTGACTCACAAGAGTCTGATCTTGCAGAAGAAAAAGAAAAGATTGCAGAAGAACTCTCCACAAAGTTAGATGACTACTTAGACTACGTTGTAGGTTCTTGGGTAGAAGAAAATAAGATTGCCATCGAAAGAGGCATTCGTGGACAGATTTCAGAAGATTTCTTATCTGGTCTAAAAGCATTGTTCACAGAACATTATGTTGAAATTCCAGAGGAGAAAGTTGATGTTGTTGAAGAACTTGTTTCTAAAGTTGACGACTTAGAGTCTGATCTTAAAGAGCAAACTGAAAACAACATTACACTCAACAAACAAATCAAAGATTTTGAGTGTCAACAAACATTCGATAGTTGTACAAGCGGTTTAACAGAAAGTGAAATTGAAAAGTTTCGTGATCTGGCCACTAATGTAGAATTTGAAGATCAAGATGACTATCGTTCAAAAATAAACATAATTAAAGAAAACTACTTCAAACAAAGTTCAGAAGATTTAAGTTCAGAGGTCAACATTGATGTTGATTCTCCGATTGAAGAAGATCAAACTGATGAAGGTACTGACCCAACTATGAGTGCTTATGTTAATACACTAACTAGGTCATTAAAGAAGTAAATATTAACACTTAACAGCTAAAGGATACAAATTAAATGGCTGAGTTTTTAAAAGAAGAGTTGAACAAAAAGTGGGGGCCTGTACTAGATCATCCAGACCTACCAAAGATTGATTCTCCTCACAAAAGAGCAGTTACTGCTCACCTACTAGAACAACAGGAACTATCTGCTAAGGAACAAGGTTTCGGTTCTGGTGGATATCAAGCACCTACACTACTTGGTGAGGCTGCTCCTACTAACGCAACAGGTTCTTCTGTTGATAATTTTGACCCTGTATTAATAAGTCTAGTTAGACGTTCTATGCCTAACTTAATTGCTTATGATATCTGTGGTGTTCAACCAATGTCAGGCCCATCAGGACTCATTTTTGCAATGAGACCAAGATTGCAAGATCAGGGTGGAGATGATGCTTTCCTTAACGAAGCAAACACTTCTCACTCTGCAATGTTCTCACAGGCTGCAAACACAGCAAACTTTAGTACAGGTGTTGTTGATGGTGCAGCTGGTACTGACCAAGCTGGTTCAGACCCAACAGACCGTTCATCTGGTTCAGGCTATACCGTACAACAAGGTATGTCAACTGCACTTGGTGAAGCATTAGGTGATGCAGCTGCAAACTCAATTGCAGAAATGGCATTCAGTATTGAGAAAGTTACTGTAACTGCTGTTACTCGTGCATTAAAAGCTGAGTACACAATGGAACTTGCTCAAGACCTAAAAGCAATTCATGGTTTAGATGCAGAAACAGAATTATCAAACATTCTGTCTAATGAAATCCTTGCTGAAATCAACAGGGAAGTAGTTAGAACAATTAACTATACAGCAACTGCTGGTGCTCAAAACAACACATCATCTGCTGGAACATTCAACTTAGACACAGACTCAAATGGTCGTTGGTCAGTTGAAAGATTTAAAGGTCTTATCTTCCAGATTGACAGAGATGCCAACGAAATTGCAAAAGCAACTCGTAGAGGAAAAGGTAACATCTTAATCTGTGGTTCTGATGTTGCATCTGCTCTTAATATGGCTGGTGTTCTTGACTATGCTCCTGCATTATCAGCTGATCTAAATGTTGATGACACAGGAAACACATTTGCTGGAACATTAAATGGTCGTATCAAAGTTTATGTTGACCCATACTTCTCAACTGCAAGTGGTGACGAATACTACACAGTTGGATATAAGGGTGCATCTGCATTTGATGCTGGTCTATTCTATTGTCCATATGTACCTCTCCAAATGGTTCGTGCCGTTGGTGAGAATACATTCCAACCAAAAATCGGGTTTAAAACTCGTTATGGTATTGTTGCTAATCCATTTGCAACTACAGCTGCAGATGGTGCTATTGCTTTTGCAAAACTCAACAAATACTACAGAATTGGTTTCGTTACAAACTTAATGTAAGAAACACAACAATTCACTTACAACTCAGGGGAGCTTCGGCTCCCCTTTTTTTGTTTATAGTTCTTATAAATAGGAGACACACAAAACATAAAGGTGTTCAATGGCAATAATAGACACACAACCTACAAATAAAAACTTTCTAAGTCCACTTGGATTTAGATTTGTTTTGTCTCGGACACCAAACATAGAGTATTTCTGTCAGGCTGCAACTCTACCAAACATGGTTATGGCAGAAGCATTAACACCAAATCCATTTCTTAACAATCCTGCGCCAGGCACGAAAATATCTTTTGAACCTTTTGATATTCGTTTTCGTGTAGATGAGGATATGAAGAATTATCAAGAAATTTATGACTGGCTCATTGGTCTTGGATTTCCAGATAATTTTAGTCAGTATAAAGATATTGCACAATCAACAGATGGAGGTCTTAGAAGAACAGCATCTTCATCAAATCAAACAAAAGCTGCAAACATTTATTCTGATGGTTCACTTGTTATACTTACAAGCAATAACAACGCAAACATTCGTATTGCCTTTTTTGACCTTTTTCCTGTTGCTCTAACTGCACTTGAGTTTGATGTAACACAGACAGAAATTGCATACCTTGAAGCAACAGCATCTTTTAGATATCGTAAATTTATTATTGAAGATTTAAATACTTGAGGGGAGGACAACATATGTCTAATATCATTAAAAGTAAATTCGGAGCAAGATTTAATCCACATCTTGTCGCTCGAGGTTCTTGTTCTTCTGTAGAGAAGAAAGGAAGTTTCTTTTGTTTCTCATTACGTCTTTCACAAGACGATATAAGAGAATACTCTTTTACTTGTAGAGAACGAGCGATAAAGATGCGTAGTCAAATGATAGACCTTCTTGAGAAAAAATTTATTTTTGATAGAAAAAATAAACGTAATTACTATTGACAATTCAAAACCTTTTGAATATACTGTAGATTATGGAATTAAAAGAATTGATACAAATCTGGAAAGAAGATTGCAAGATTGATGATACAGAGCTCGGTCAAGAGAGCACTCGTATACCAAATCTTCATGCAAAATACCTTGAAATCTTTTCTGAAGAAAGAATGAAACTTCGTTCTCTACAAATCAAAAGAAAGAAAATGTATCAAGTTCTAAGTGATTACTATCGGGGTGATTTAAATAATCAGGAAGATTTAAAAAGTATTGGTCGTGAGCCTTGGGCAAAGACTGTTCTACGTGGAGACATAGGTGATTATGTAAATAGTGATGATGAAATGTTAATTCTGAACAGTAAGATTGGTGTCATAGAGGAAAAGATATCAGTACTTGAAAATATATTGAAAGCATTAAACAATAGAGGATTTCAGATTAAGTCTGCCATTGAGTGGCATAAATTAACAAATTTTGGAGGATACTGAACTGCATCCACACCTTGCTTTATGTGAGAGTGATGTGAAAGATAATATGTTAGAAGTGACTAAAGTAAATGATGTTTATATTAAAATAGATTGCCAAAACTCTATCGCACAAGAACTTTGTGATTTTTTTACCTATGAAGTTCCTGGCCATAAGTTCATGCCTGCTTTCAAAAGAAGAAAGTGGGATGGAAAGATGCGATTGTTCAATGTCGCAAGCCGTAGAATATACGCTGGACTTCTTCCTCATGTTCGTGCCTTTGCACAGGAAAGAAAGTATGGATTTTTATATGGAGAAGATGAGTATCAAATCTATCCAATGGAAACTGTTAAAAACTTTTTTGAAGATTTGAATCTACCAAAGGACAGGACACCAAGAGACTATCAGCTTGAAGGGTTTATACAATGCATTTCTTCTAAAAGAGGAGTGGTGGTCAGTCCAACAGGAAGCGGTAAATCTTTGATGATTTATGCACTTTCTCAATGGTTCGAAGACGAAAAGGTTGTTATCATAGTTCCAACAATATCTCTTGTTGCACAAATGTACAAAGACTTTGTAGACTATGGTGGAAATGGAGAAGAAATTCATTGTGTTCAAGCAGGAGTAAATC